TTATCCTTATTTGAAAGAACGTCATCTAGATTTAGATCATACTTGCTTAAGTATTCTCTAACTCTATCTTCATCTGAAACCTCAACGGTTTCTTGTTTTTCTTCTTGAACAGGCTCTTGTACTTCTTCTTGCACCTGTTCTTGTGCTTGTTCTTGTACCTGTTCTTGTACAGGTTCTTGTACTTCTTTTCCCTCTTCGACCGATTGCTCTTTATTTGTTTCCTCAGTCCTTACGGTTATTTTAGAATCGTCTTCATCCAACGATCTTAATTTAAAATCTGCCATTATATTTAATTTAAATTTATTTAATTATTTGCAAAATTAAAAAGAATAAAAGAGCCCTTTATGACCCCAATATTCTACTTACCATTTCATTTGACGATTCATTTTGAAAATCGACAGCCATCTGATCATTTTTTCTTTGCTCTATCATTTTTGATTGATTAGAACTCTGTTTGTCAATCCTTTGGTCTTTTCTATCTTCCTTCATCGTCTCTCTCTTCTCCAACCCTCTCTGTTCCAAACTTTTTGTTGCAAGATCGATTTCGAATTTTTGTTTCATAATCTCTAAATCAAGCTTTGCTTTTTCCTGCATCTTTTGTATTTCGAAAGTTGCTCTTGTTTTCTCTAGCTCCATTTCTGCCTGATACTTATATTGCATTTCTTGCATTTGAGATTGAGAAGCAGCTTGAGCTGATTTTATGTTAGACTCTGTCTGCATATTAATATTGGCTTGCTTTTTCTTTAAATCAAGAACCTCTTTTTTACCTTTTCTTATTTTGAGAAGCATGTTAGCCAACTTTATGTTTTTGACATTTCTTATGTCTATAGCGTCATCTAAATCTATTTTTTCACCTTGAAGAGATTGTTGTATGTTTTGTTCAAGCATATTTTTCTCTTCCTCATCTGGATGCAATTCAATTTCAATACCAAAGTCATGTATATGAAGAGACTTTATATCTTCTAATATATCAACTGCATGACCACCGATCATATTAACAAAACTGTCTCTCATGTCCCCATATTCAAGCATATCAGAGAATCTATAAGATACTGCAGTAATAAGCTTGTTAACTAGGTTAATTCCAGATTGAAGTATGTGTCTAGTGGCCGTATTAGAGTTTAGTGCCGCTAGCTTCTGTACACCAACAAGAGTTTTTGCATCAGGAGTAGAAGCATCTCTCGCCTCATTGATTCCTGTGACATCTCTTATCATTTGTATATAATGATTATACATGGAAACTAAAGAATTTATTTTTGCATTAGATCCTGAGCTAGTTAGTTCCTGTACAGGTACTTTTGCATTATTAAATTCACCTTCCTCGGTCAAACTTCGTCCCACAACACTTCCAGTCTGGAAATACATGCTGAGAGCTTCATTCGGATTATAAATAGCTCCATTTCCAAGATCAACACTTGCAATACCGTCTAAATCCAAGTATACTCCATCTGGAATCATTTTTTGAATTACTTGCTGTAATTTTAAATGTGTAAGTTGTATTTGGTCCGCAAAAGGAATCATTCTTTTTACAATAGAATCAATCTGACCTCTGTACATTTTTGGCGCACTTACAATGTATGGAGCATACACCTTTTGTATTCCTGACTTTGGTCTCACCATGTTTTTCATTAGATCCCACTTGAGAACGTAATTCGTCCCTAGAACAAGAACACCTTCGTACCATACATCTATTCTTTTTGAGCGTTTTACAAATCGAGCCTGCTCTGTTTTTGGTGGGCTAAAAGAGTCATCTTTTTCTATAGCTCTTTTCCCTCCATTAGCAGTCTCCTTAACCTTATATACAATGTTTTTATCTGTTTTGTAGCAGAAATATAGTAAGGTGGCTGTATTTGAATCGAAATTGTCTGTCTTGTAACCTCCTCTTATACCTTGATATGCATCCCACTTTGCACTTAACTTAGATATATCTTTGATATCTTCTTGTGTTAAAGATGGGTCTATTTTTTTTAATTCGGTTATGTTAACGTTTTTTACCTCTCCGAAATAATAGCAATCATCAAAATTAGGGTCTTCCGTAGGGGACCATATCATATTTGCTGGGTCTACATATTCTATCTTAATACCATCATGGGTATTATAGCTATGCTTTACGCTTGATATTCCGATAACAGTTGCATCTTCATCAACTCTTCTTTTTGTAAGCTCAAAATCATTTACGTTGAGAATAGCTTCTAGAGCCTTTTCTTCTGCCACCTCTATCTTTTGTTTGTAGGCGAGCTTCATATGTAGCTCTAACTCTTCTGATGTTTCTGGCAGGGCAGCAGGGTCATTAACAAAACCATTTACACCTGTTTGACTTTGTATATGCTCCAAGATAGGTCTAGCTAGCATATCTTTTTCTATCTCAGTTCTATAGTCTTGTCTTCTAGTCCTAGACGTGTCGTCTACAGCCTCTACCTTAACATCAAACAATCTGTTCGACATACCGTTAACAACAATATCTACGAATTTTGGTACGATAGGTACAGGAGTCCAGTCAAGGTTTAAATAAGAAGTGTCACCATTGACCGCTAATTCGTTTTTGTATTTTTGAACAGACTGCTCTCCACGAGCGTACATCCTCAACTTGTGAAAATTATCTCTGTTGTTATAAAATCTTGCTGCTCCATTATCTTTTCTAAACCACTCTGACTCTATTGCCTTTCCAACCGTGAGTCCATACTCCTTGGAGGATTTTTTTGAGTCAGGCGCTAGCTGATCAGGAAAAGAAATGTTAGCAATTTTAAAGTCGTCTCTTAGCATACCGTTACTTTATAATTTCGCTGTTCAGGCCTGTATTATCGTACTTTGCAAAGTTAACGTTTATTTTATTATACTTTTTCTCAGGCTTATTTATAAATCTTTGATTTGCCATTATGGCTAGACCAGAGCTAACTGTGGCGTCAAACTTGGTTCTATTAAATATGTTGTAGTTGGACCAATCCTTCAATGTTCTCATAAAATACATCTTTCCCATAGCCCCTACATCTCTGTAGACACCTATATTGTCTACTCCTACATTCTTCTCTATGTAAGCTTCAATTGCTTCAGCGTGAATAGATATCACCGCTTGTGATGAAGGAACTCCACCAAGCTCTCTTTCAGACTTAGAAAGATCGTGTTTTAGCTTGTCTGGTCTGTTCATAGAGAAAGCTCTATAGCCTCTGTTCTTCATATAGTAAAGCAACCTTGGCTTATTATTCTCAACTAATATAGGCATTCCATAAAAATGCATTGCCATCAAAACATCCTCATAAAACAACTCTGCCGTTTGTGGTCTTGCTATGTATTCCAGGAAAAACAGTTCAGATGGAGCGTTGTCAAAATTAACCTTTGTAAGCCCATGTAAAGCACCTTTTGAACCTGACCCACCAACAACTCCAGATATATCATAAGAGTCACAACCAAAGCTTCCTATGTGGTCGTTAAGAGGGAAAAACTTTCCTCCGTCTTTTCTTACATTATTCCTCAGTTCTTTTGGTGGTAACCAAGTTACATAGAACCTGCCTTTTCTATTAGGCATCCAGACAACTTGTGAATCTCTTTTACCGTCCATCCAATGAAAGTCTCCTCTTTGAACAATAGACTCGATACCTGTAGTGTCGTTGTAATCTATCTGTTCGTATATCTTTGTTAGATTAAAAAGGCTGTTTTTAGACTCATCTCTAAATGCATGGTTCTCTGACCTCGGAAACTGTCTGTAAAATTCATTTAATGCGTCTGCATCGTTTTTTAAAGAATAAACTTCATTTTCCCAATAATCCAATACTCCTTGATCGATGTAATCACCATATGTTGTTAGCGTTTCCTCTTTTGGAGTTCTAAACACAGGCTGTCCATACATATCTATAAAACCTTCCATATTCCATTCCATTGGAATAAAAAGATGATATAGTCCGCTTTTAGTCTGTCCATTGGAGTTTCTTTCCTGTGGATTGCTATCGTAGAATAGTTTTTTGAAGTTGTCTCCTCCTTTATCTAAAGCGTTTGATGTTGATCCCATCATACACTTTCCTATAATCCTACGACCTAATCTTAGCGTAGTTTTAGTGACACGCCAGTTGTTGAGGATATTATCTGGACGTTCCCATTTTCCAGATTCATCATGCACAAGGAGTCGTAGCTTTTCCCCATCGTAGGAGTTATCTCCAGTGTTTTTCCAGTCAATAGTTGTGTCGAGCCCTGTAAGATTGTCTGTGTCTTCTGTATTTTCGATATTCTTTCTTGTGAGCTTTGATGCTGGTACTCTGTAGGCAAGCTCTGTTTTTGGTCTATCCATACCATCTTGAATTGGTCTGAAGAAGAATGGATAGTTTGTTGAGATTGGGACAACCTTGTCGGTGAACATTTTTTTGGCATCTGCACCAGTCTTGGATAAAATACCGAACCTAGCATCTGAGGTGATTGTAGCTTGGTTGACTGTTTCTGACGATGACATAAAGCTAAATCCACTCCGTCTATTTTTGAGGTAGCACATTCCATAACATCTGTCGTCTGCTTTGCACGCTTCCCAATAAATAAAAAAGATTCTGTTTGATTCTCTGTACTCTGGCTTTCCAACATCAATCTTTGTCCATTGGAGGTACATGTAGTGAGACCCAGTAATATAAGTAGGATTACCATTATTTTTAAACCAGAAACCAGAATCTCTTCTTTCAAACTCATCTTCAATGTATGGGATCCATGACTCTTTGAATGAAGACGACATGCCATTCCACTGGAATATGGTCTTGATCTTATTGAGCTCTTTTGGGTATTCAAACTCCTCCCAGAACTGCTCCTCTTTTTTCTTGCTGCGCTCATGTATTTTTTTTGGCTGCAAAGGTAAGGCTATTTTCAACCCACTTATATTGACTACATCGCCAATTTGTCCTGTTTTAGATATAACCACAACATCATGGTCTTTGTTGTAGCCATAATCCCAAGCTTTATTTTTATTTAGTTTGTCTATCACTTTTGAATCAATGTGATAAACAAGCCTCATAAGCTCAAGACTTTCTACCTCTCGACTCAGCGAAGCCTTGGAAAGACTCTTCTTTTTTGGTTTCTTTAGATCCTCCATCTTCGAGCTTTTCTCTTTCTAGTTGTATTCTGTTCAATATCTCAAATGCATCGAATATAGCCAGCTTCTTTGTGGCAGCAGCGTTTTTCAATCTATCTGCAGCTAAATCTTCTGATGGGTCATCTGTTATGATTTCATCATGAGCAACCTTGATGAGCTCCTCTACAGCCTTTTCGCCTGCAGCAATGACTCTTTCTATGGTTTCTTTAATATCTTTTGACATAAACGTACTCAAAGCTTCCTGAGAACGTAGTTGTAGCGTACCAGTAATCTTTATCCATTTTAATTTAATTTAATGCAAATATCTTTAGTCTTCATTCGATAGAGTAATGTGTCGTTAATTTCGAACTCATATTCACTATCATCTAAATATCCAACCCTATCTCCTTCTGTAACACCTAATGCTTGCAAAGACTTGTTTGTGTATTTCATAGTTCCTATATTCTTATTATATCTTCCTACAAAAACTCCTGTCTCCTCCTCTTTTTCTGGACGGACAAAACAAAACTCATCAAAGCTAAACCAGTTATTATCTTTCTTAACAAGGTATATTTGATATATGTCTACAAGATACAAATTATCTTTGAAATGCTCACGGCTTTTACGCTCATAGCCTTTCATGTCATAATATGATCTAAAAATATTGTGATGTATTACAACTAAATCTCCTTTCGAGATTTCTCCTTTGTAACCAACAGGCACTTCTACAACTTCTCCTATACGGTTTACATCCTTATGATTTTCTATGGATGAGGTAAGTATTACTCCGTTTTTCTCTTTGTTGTATTCTGACCGTCCGTGTGGTTGTATTAAGAATTTATTTAATGGATTAAAAATTGACATTATATTCGATTGTAATAGGCATATTCTTATTGAATTCTTTCCATTTTTTTATTTCATCGCCTTTTTGTATCCATACATTGTAACTTAGATCGTCTTGCGTTACAGCGTGTATTTTCCAATCACCACCCATAACGACTTGATCAATCATATAATGCATAGCATCCTTGTAGTTAGCTCCTACAGAAATCTTTCTAATATGCTTCATTTAATTAAATGATATGAAACTTTTTATATTTGTACAATAGGATCTTTCATCCATCCTGCTGCTGCGTAATTTGAGTAATTTCCAGGATTTGTAAGCAACCCTGTAGTCCCATAGTGTTCTATCTTGAGGCTGTTAGAAAAACTTAGATATGGAACTTGCCACTTATAACAAGAAGCAACACTTAAAACACCAATATATTGATTTGCTGATCGAACTCCGTACTTATCTGGTCTTGTTCCCCAATAAGTTGCTGGATCATATCTATGCTCTCCGTGCTCATAATAGCTGTTAGGAGACGGATTGTATCCTGAACCAGTTTGAGGAAGGTCTGTAAAATAGCCCCAAAGAGCCTTATCATGATAAGGGCCTCCTGAGGTCGTTGTTTCTTTATTAGAAGCTAAGTAACTTGCGGTGTCTTCTCCTATTGTCATGTTTTGCTTCTTAAATGTGTAAGAGGAACCGTCTACTGTTATCCTCATCCAACTCTCTGTGTTTGTATCTCCATTTGCTGCAACTCCAATAACCCAATATAGCCTACCTGCACCACCTGAGTAATCAACGTGTGTTTCCCAAGTGTTTTCTGCTGATAATACCATATAATCAAAAGTTTCATCACACTGAAAACTCACTCCATTCCAGAAATATTGATTGTTCATCGCATCGTAGGAAGTAGAGCCGTATTTAAAATATAAATTATTCCACCTACTACCCTGAAAAGGCATTTTAGTTGGATCTGTTACTATTGATGAATCAGTTCCGCTACCTTGTGCGTCTCCAAAAAATGATGATAATAATGCCATGTTTTATGTTTTTTATATAATAACTGTTGGGTCTACAATTCTTTTTGCGTAGGCTCTGTGAGTATATCTGTGATTAGTATAACCTGCTGATCCTGTACCATTAGTCACTGTGTCTGTACTTTTATTAACTGCACACTCAACTTTAATACTGTTTTCATATCTTACAGAAGGTCTTCTTCCCTCTACAAACCATGAAGGATGTAATACATATGTTGTACCTCTTGCAGACCAATCATAAACACCAAATTCATCTTCTTGATCATAGTTAAACCAACTGCTGTTCATGTAGTCACCATACGGAGCCCCTATAAAGTTACCAGCTCTACCTCCATAAGAACTAGTGTAATATCCTCCACTTCTTCCAAAATGACCCCACTCTAGATGTTGATAACCTAATTGAGAACTAGCTACATTATTGTGGGTTCTCAACACAGTTTGAAAAGTATACGCACTTCCATCAACAGTAATTCTTATTTTAGAAATAGCTTTATCTCCTGCATTAAAATCATAAGTAGCATTCCAAGCCCCAAATCCTTTTACATAACACAAATTACCAGCCTCGTTAGAGTGATCCATTATTGTTATCCACTCACCTGCATAAGTAGCAGAGTCGTATTGAGCCCAATCAGCTCCCAATCTAGCAAATGTAGTACTACTAGCTAAAGTACCATTGTCATCAAGCGTATTGGTGTTTCCACCAGGAGCGGTATATGGATCTCCACCAGTAGTTTGCCCTGTATTGCTATAACTATAATACCAAAAATTATTTTCATGATCTCCGTAAAAGGAATGACTATCACTATACTTATAGTAAACAGGACTGGCACTGTGATTAACAGGCAATTTACGAGGGTCTGTTATTACTGAGGTGTCAGTTCCGCTACCTTGTGCGTCTCCAAAAAATGATGATAATGTTGCCATAATTTATTAGTTTTGTCCGATTACAACCCAACCTTTGTTTGATCCACTATAAACCATTTCAAAAGAACTATATCTGTTATCTAGAGTTAACGCTCCAGACAATCCTAATATCTTTTCTGCTCCCCCATCTACCTGGCAAGTGTCTACTTGAGAAAGGTTTGATATTTTAACACTATGTCCCACCGTTGGGCTTGATGGCAGTGTTAGAACCAAATTTGCTGTTAGAACGTAAACCGCTCCAGCTACTGCTGTTGTGTCTGTACTTATTTCAAAAACACTATACAGTGTATCGTTTGCGTCTAGAGTGACGTTCCCATTCCTTCCGTTTACTGAGTTTACGTCTGCCGCATCGTCTCCTTCAAAGTCCGTTCTCAACTGTGCTACGTCATCGTATAGCTCAATAAAATTGTCGTTGCTTTTATCGAATGCACTTCGAATTCCCTCTCCTGTGCCATCGTTAGCTACGGTTCCGATTAAAATGTGTTGTCTTGCCATGGTTCTTTACTTTATATGATAAATGGTATCTGTGTTGTTGTTGTTGTCGTTGTTGGTATTACGTATGATTGATCTCCGCACTCTTCTTCAAATATGAGTCTGTTTTGCCCACCACCGTAACCTGCGTGAGTATAGTAACTAGCTATTCCAAAATCAGCGCTTACATAAAGCTTAACATCACCCCAGAACATCTGATATTGATTTCCGTCTGGGCCTAAGTGTGTTATGTTTTTATTTGCATCTCCCCTTACATATATCTTTTGATAAAATCCATCATTTAAGACAGTGAAAGCATGCGTTTGAGGTACATTTTTAAGCAAGTACTGACCTGTGTTAAGTCCTTGTAGCAAAAACTCATTATAAGGAACTGCATCAAACTCTAACTCTCCGTTTCCATTAACGGTAACTTCTACCTCATTAAGAAGACATTTTGTGTAATAAGTGTTCGCTAAAGTTGTTGTTGTTGTAGTTGGTGCTGCTGTAGTCGTTGTGGTTGTGCTTCTATCCCAGCTAAAACAATTCTGAGCCCCTGCATAACCTAAACTAAATTCATACAGACTAACAGTTACAAATGGTTGATCCACTATTACAGTTATCGCTCCACTATAAAAATAGTAAGGGATGTCGTTTATAGTCTTAATAGATCTTTTGTAGAAATCACCGCTATAGCTTATATTTGAATGCTGAGGTCCAAAATTTCCTGAGTTTGTTGCACCTTCTATAGCTATAGAAAGAGTGTCTGGTACATTAAATATGTAAGTTCCTTCAGGAAGGACAATTCTTTCTCCTTGAGCAGCCAAACTGCTAAACGTAGATGGTGTTGCTAACGAACCTCCTTGTATGCCCAACTGTCCTCCTTGTTCGAATATATCAAAAGATTCGTTAGTCAAAGATATTGCTGTTGTATAATTTTCATCTCCATAGTCTGGAGCAGCAGTCGTAGTTGTAGTTGTAGGCTCTTGAATTACATCGTAAACTGGAGCTACCGTAGTAGTTGTTGTTGATGTAGTAACTCTAACAATATCGCTTCCCATTGTTTGTGAGTTTCCGTCACAAGTGAACCCTGTGAAGCTACTAGCATCAATAATGTCGCTATCAACTTTTATAGTATCATTATCAGCTCTAACTCCGTCTAAAAAGTCTTGGTGAATAAATATGTTTTCCATTCCAAGATCTCCATTACCATAAGACCAAAGACTTACTCTTCCAAAGTTTCCTTCAACTTTTATAGTTATGTCTCCATAATAAAAATCATAAACTCCATCGTTATTACTTCCAACAACATTTTTTAGCTTCTTTTTTGTTGGATCTCCTGTATATGATATTTCTGGGTATTTTCCAAGGTTTAATACTGCTAATGGATCTGTTTCTGGTACATTTTCAATAGTATAAATACCATTCTCTAAAACGTAGTAAGTGTTGTCGAACTCTGTCTTTTCGTTAAATAGAATACGCCACTTATTAAAATGAACCTTATTAACCCCCTTACCTTCTATCAAGCACTCTAGTCTAGTTAGACCTTCTTCTCCTGTAGGTAGTGCTGGTGCTTGCGTTGTAGTTGTGGTTGTAACTTGAGATACATCAGCTCCTAAATCATAAGAACTTAATACAAATCTAGTTCCTGGAACAGTACCCACTATACCTCTATTATCTATAATTGATAGTTGAAAAGAGTATGTTACATCAAAAAGACTTTCATCCCATGTATATCCATTTAAACTTGTTGCATATCCCCCTGGTATTGGAATAATATATATTCCGTTGGCATACAATACTCTTTGTGAAGCTGTCGTTCCATATTGAAACCAGTATCTGTCGTAATTATATCCTCCCTGCGACAAGTCGTACCCTACCTCGTCTGGGAATGTCATTATTAAGTTCCTATTGTCGCCTGATTGTGAATAATATTGTGTAACCCAAAATCTCCCATTTTGATAGGTTGCATAAAGCATAGAATAATAAGATGTAGATCCTTGCTGAATATTAACATCACCTACCCTTACTATATCTTGATTTATCAAAGCACCGTTATCACCCCAATCCGAAACAAAAACATTGTTCTCACCAGCAACCATGTAGTAATAACCAGTGTTAACGCCATATGATGGTACATTGACTAGCTCATAATTTGTGCTTCCAGGCGTTATCAATATTTTACCTAAGTCCCACTGGTTGGATGGATTTCTATAAGTTGCAAGTATAGTGGTGTCGTTTAGGTTTGCCATGGAAAGAGTGTTACTGTTTCCAAAACTGCCTGTTACGTTTGTAAATGCTCCACTAAAGTCTCCTGTGTTCCAAAGAATAGAACCCTTACTTAATATCGGATCCCATCCACAAAAAAACCAAACGCCATTTGCCGAATCATAGGCAATAGTGTCCCACCTGTGGTCCATATAGAACTCTTGAGTAGGATGTGAAGCTGTGTTCCATGTTTTTAAATCGTCACTCCACAAAAATGAGCTTGATCTACCACTATTAACACCAGTTCTTATAGCCAAAAAGTATCTGCCTCCAACATATTTGATTGATTGATCATCTTGTGTAGGATCGTCAAATACTTCTGTTTGATTAAATTTAAGGTATTGTCTTAGCTTTTTAAATACTTCAGCATTTGAGAATATAGCTGCTGCTGAGTTTGGATTCTCCGTGAATGCTTTTAGTCCGTTAGGAGCATTAAGTAAAGCATCCAAAGCCTCATCATTACCCAATATTAAATCAACGGCAGTAGAGCTTTCCGCTATATCAAATGCAGTTTTAGCGTTATCGATAATAATACCAAAACCAATATGTCCAGACACGGTGTTTAAAAAAGCGTCAAACTCTGCTTGTGTTCTTCCCTCAGCCGTTATGTATATAAATGCATTAGACTCTAACTTAGAGTTTTCCTCTCTAGTTATGTTGGAAAGAATTAAGTTGTATGCGGTTGTTCCAATGCCTATTATCTCATCATATCTGTCATGAGACTGCATTTTTTCCAGTAGATTCGGATATGAGATTACTTCTTCAAATGCTAATCTACTTAAAGAGGACTGTTCTAATTGGGAGTCAAACTTTTCACTAGTAATGTAAGCACTAAAGAAGGTGTCATAAATATATACTGCCTTGTCAGATAAAGCCATGTTTTAATTATGCATTAGTCGTTGTGGTTGTTGTAGATGGATCCGCCATAATTTTTTCGTATGCTTCGGTATATCCTATAATTTCATCTACTTTTTCTTGCGTCAATAATCCATTATCAACTAAGCAAGTATCCTCTAACATGTCAATTGATCCTAAACTTAGTTTGTCATATACTAATTGAAGAGACGCATCAGAAGCTTTGTTTGTATAAAAATCAGTAAGCTCTGTGCTGGTTAGAACCTGTTGCAATCCAGATAGATTGATTTTTGATTGAATCCTCAAAGAGAATCTATCAACAACTTCCTCCCTTGTTATATCCCTAACAGTTCCGTCATCTTCCATGATTTGTCCCACAGAGCCAGCAAAATCGTCTTCCACCAAAAGACCCACTCCTTTGTTATCGTAATCTGAAGGAAGATCAGCTTCTATGCTTTTTATCAACTTAGCGTCTAATATGATGTTTTTCATTTTTTATTTTTTTTATAAAGTTCTGGTGTCTATATCGTTCTCGTTCATAAAGCCAATCTCTGGACTGTATTCCTTGTATATGTTGTTCCATTGAGCAAAACCAGAAGGATAAGTTTCTCCCCACATATGTGAATAACCTGTGGTATTTGACTGATAAAGGTTTAAGAAAGTTCCGTCAGCATGCTGTGCAAACAAATAGTCCATATCTGCCATATTATTATAGCTATATCCAGTATAAGCCTGTATGCCAAAGTAAAATTTGTTTCTTTGAACTGGTATAACTTTATATCCATAACTAGTGTCGTCGTAGTCAAAGAAAAGAACCTTTCCATCCGAAACTCTTATGAATGTAGATCTTATCCCAGCTCCGTAATAATAATAGCTATTAAAGGCAACAACATATTTTCCGTCATTAGAAACGCAGCTTCTAACCCCATATGATGAACCTTGTTCATATCCATAGTTTGTCGTCTGACCACTGTGATTAAAGTGGGTGTCATAAATCAAATCATCTCCTGCTCCATTAGGTGTCCATCTATGAGTAAAAGCAGTCCCACCAGTAGCTGGGGTGTGTATGTGCTCAACAACATTTCCATTATCGCAAAGAACAGATATTCCTCTGTAGTTAGCTTCATTTGTGCTATTAGATGGTCTTCCTGTAGAATTGTCTACAGTACCGTCTATTTCCAATGTAAGCTTTAGATTACCTAATACATCATAGTTATATCCTATCTGCTGCTCCCCTTTAGCTATGTCTACTAAATTAAAATCACTAGCAAAACCATACACTTTAGGCGTGTGATTATATGAACCATCTGAAGTCATAACCAAAAGCTTGTTGGTGTTTTTATTGTAACAAACCATTCCGTATCCAGTACCTACACCAGTGATTTGAAATGTTTCATGACTATTTTTCCATCTTTGTGGTTCATCCCAATAGTTTTCAGGAAACCCATAGCTTGTACTGTTAGCATTTCCCTCTCTCATCCAGGCTCTATTGTGCCAACTATCAATAGTCGATGTAGCTATTCCTTTCGAACCACCAATCTTAAAAATATCATTAGTTCTTGAGATGTGGTACCTTTTATCTGCATCACCAACAACAACACCAACATCTCTCATCCAACTATTATTCCACTGATTATCTAAACCTAGCTGTCTCATGTCTGTGTCGTTAAAGTGACCATAATGTGGTCCAAACGTACCGCCATTAGAGGTATAATAATTAGCTTCACCATTAGAACCAGTAGTTGGATATGTGTGAGTATAAAGATGTGTATAATATCCAGCAGTAATTTCTCTATAATTAAATGTGCTATTACTAGCAGTTTTTCTACCCCCAGAAGTTCCGTCAAGCTTCCAATCACCGAAGTAAATAGTTTGTCTCCACCTTTGTCCACTTAACTTATCACAAACCCACTCACCTCGGTGGTTCATCCAGTATATACTGGTTTCATTTGCCGATGAGTCATGGTCAGTTAGCATTACATACGCTGGTCTGTCGTATGGGTGAATATAATTCGAATCGTTATAAACCCCCTCTCTAATCTGTGTTAAGGATGGCAATCCAGATATAGTTGTTTCAAGATTTACAGAACTAGAGTTAAGAGTGTCCTTTGCGTTGTTGATAGCAGCAACTGCATTATCAGCAGAAGTATCAATATCCGATGCAGTTGTATTAAAAATACTTGTTATAGCATCAATAGCTGCTTGTGAATCTTCTTGAAACTGTGCGTTCGAAGAATCTATTGCATCAACTGCGGATTGTGACAGTCCTATTACGACTGCCTGAAAATCGTTTCCCTGTTGAAGTTGTTGCAACCCTTTTGTATACAGAACTACCTGCTCTGCTGTTGCGGTTCCGTCTTGAATCTTCTGAGCTATATCATCAACTAGACTCTGACTTAAAGTTATAGAATTTGCCATCTTTTATTTTTTTACAAATTTACTAAATATATTTTTACAAATTTTGTGCGTAGTACATGTCTGACAAGCCAACCAAGTGGTAAACCGCCTCCATATTATCTCCTCCAGCACCTGCTCCATTAGTCCAAACTTGATTTACAGAATCATAAACAAGAGCCTGTCCTTCTTCTGGAGATGTAACTGAAACATCTGCTAAATCATTCAATCCAGCATTCACATCAACACCACCAGAGAATGTAGCCGATAAATTTCTAAACAAACCTGCCTGATAAATAAATGCATCAGCCTCTACTGTCAGGTCGGTTGTTTCTTTTTTCACCAAAAGTGTAGCTACATGTATAGCTTGTTGAGAGGTGTTGTCGGCTTCTTTAAATTCTTCCAAAAAGATACTTCTTTCTCCAACATCTTTGTTATCATAGTATCCTCTACCATAATAAACAACCAAAATATCTGGTGTAGATGGGAAATAATATATCCTTTGAATAGAATATTTGTTATTAGGCATATTAGCCAAAGTTCCTGATCCATTATCAAACTTAGTTGGATCAATAGTAGTATATCCCTGTCCAGTAGGACCATCGTCTTTTATAAAGCCTCCAGATCCATCCTGATAATATCTATGGATAACACACTGAGTCTTTGCTCCATCTATGATGTCAGAAGGAGCATTCGGATTTGACGCATAGTTTCTTCCTAGAGCAAAAGCTGTACCAGCAGATCTATCCAAAGAAAGGTTTATACCGTTTGGTGATATAATATGACCTTCTCTTTTTAGAGGTCCAAACAATCTGATAAACTGATTGAATTGAGTTGTATTACCATAAGCTACAGCAGGGAATGTTCTAGCAAATCTTGCAGCACCTGCTGAGTGTATAACAGAACCTATGGTTATATAATTTCTATACTGAGCATCTGTAAATGGATCAGCTTGCTGTAAAATATTACCACTTCCGTCTATATAGATCCACGCATTTAATTGTGCATCATCATTAGAATCTAGATTTGTTATAGTTATAGTTTGTGTATTCCAGCTAACATAATCTACATCAGGATAAGGCTCTGTAGTAGAAGTTTTTCTCAAGTTTACAATAATACCTGTACCTGCTTGAATGGTAAACTGTGTTGTGTTTGCTACTGAAAGCTCACCGCCTTTTAGAATACCTGTACTTAGCTCCTCTGTAATAGTAGAGAGGCTCAAGTCATGACCATGGTATCTGAAGTGCATTTCTTCATGACCCCCTGATTGTCTTATGTATATACCATTATCTAAGTCGGCTGGAGGTGTAGACTGAGAGTTATTAATTCTAATTAGATTCTGCGCCTCTAAATCATCTCCTATGACATCTCCTGTTGCAGTAATGTTTCCTGTAGCGTCAACGTTATTTCCTACAGTAAGATCATTTGTTACTGTCACGTCATCTGGAAGCCCTACGGTAAAAGAAAGATTGCCTGAGAGTGCTTGTGGTGTAGCTGGAGAAACAGAAACCTCATCATTAGTTCCTTGAATCTGAACTGTTTGTGTCTTTTCAACTAATTCATCTTCAATTCTTGTTCTCTCTGCATCCGTAATAATGTATCCTGACCCTTGATCAAAAACATCATTTGTTTCTGTAACACTATGCAAAGACAAGTCCGTAACATCTGTTGGCTTGTTTTTAATGTAAGAGTCCTCTGTAGTAATCCCAGTGTTCCAATCAGACTGAACGTTTACCTCAGCTTCTGCTTCTATACCATCCAGTTTAGTTTTTAGAATAGTAGTAAAATCTTCTTCTGATAATTGTTTTCCTGTTATCTTGTCAACCTTGCTGTCTAAAGCAGATTGCAATCCAGCAATATTAGAAATAGCTAAACTTTCTAGCGTATCCCTATTTGCTTCAATAAAATCAACTACCTCCTGTAAAGAATCTAAATCAACATTGTCGCTTAACAATAATGTATTAATATCATCTATCAGTCCTTTTAATACAAGCCCTTGATTTGCAGATAAAGGAACATCGTTGTTATTGCTAACTAAATCATCTATTACATCTGAATGTCTCAGACCATTTACATGTATCTCATTATAATTTGATCTTTCCGTATTTGTGATAATCTGTCCAGATCCTGCGCTAGTAACGTCTCCAAATTCAGTTACTGAGTCGTCACTAAAATCTTTGTCGATTATGGACTGATAATTACTTACAAAGTACCTTTCTTGCGAATGAATAGATCCGTTGCCTTCAATAAAGTTTACAAGAAGCTTTTTGTAATTAGAGTTGTAATCCTGTATCTCGTTAACCTGGAAAATACCAAAATTATTTAGATTTCCCTGTTGGTTTATTTTTATATAGTGCTCATTAAATGCCTGAATATAATTAGCAACATTGTCACCTGAAGCTTGCTTTACGCTTAAAAATATTTGTGTTACTGCAGAAAAAGCAGTTACAGCATTTCCTGTTTCTGTTATGGCAATAATACCTGTTGGATCTAATTCTGCATCTAAGGTTTTATATTCGTATATAACACCGTCAAATTGATCAATAAGAGAGTTGTCGTTCAAAAGATCGACAATGCTCTCTACAGAAAAGTTCTTTGTTGAGTTAGTAGCTGAATCAGTCCCAATCCACTTATCCGATAAACTTGGGGTTGAATCTAAGCCATATGTGGATATCCTTGCCATCTATTCTTTTTATGCAAATTTACGAAATAAGAAAACACATCTTATCTCCCTTGAGAGCGGTACGCCTTCTTGTAGAGCTTTGACGACTTGATTTTAGAGGTTTTTGTTTTTGCGTGTACACCAGGTCTTTTAACCTTTGTTTTCTTGTAATGTACAGTTAAAATCCCCTTAGCCATTTTTATCGTCTTTCTTTACAGCAGAGCCGAAGTAATAGCCAAATATACTAAGGGCAACACCCTCAACGATACCTATCATATGGATAAATATCTCTTTGTTTTCTACAGGCACCTCTGTTGTAACAACGGTATAGACTAAAAATCCGAACGCAGCTAATCCAACAATACCTGTTAAGGTCATCATCCAATCTCTGCCTCCTGAAGCTACGATAGCAGCCTCTCTCTTTCTAGCTGAATCTCTGTCTGCTACCTCTAGTCTGTAAAGTTCAACAAGCTGATCGTGTGCAGCAGCTTTTTCTTCTTCAGACATATCAGGGTCTGTATCAATAAGGTTTTTAATAACACCTAGCACCCCAGAATCTGGCAGCACTTTTGACGCTCCTTTAACGACTCCTGGAAGTACACTAAGCAATATCTTGCCTAATCCAGTCTCTTTAAAGGGTTTTTTAGCATTATGTTGCTTCTCTGTACTCATATGTAAATATATTTAGTTTTACCATTAACTTTTTCTGCTTTCATTACACGACCTCTATTTTGATCCTCCGAAACATAACTGACGTGAACCCATGCTGGGTTTTCACTATCACCAAACTCCCAGATGAGCTGGTCAAAACTTAAGTTGTGTTTGATGTAATTGAACATTTCAGCATTTGTTTTATGCCCAAAAGTGTCATCCAAGTCAATCGCTCTACCCTCGCAATGCTGTGACCGACTACTTCCTCCAATAGCCTTATTGAGCTTAGGCGATCTATAAAAACTGTTTATTTTTACTGGTCCCCCAACCCACTCTCTAAGGGGCTCGAATATTTTTTCTGCAACTATTTCCATATTCTGTTGCTCATAAGCTCCTGGCGTGTTATCAATTCCTCTTCTAAGCGCTGTATTAGATTTTACAGCTTCCTTGTAACTGATGTGATCTGATATTTTCATTTTATGTTATTTGATTTACAATATTTCCATTTGAATCTCTAATTTCAGTAATCCACGAATTATTATTATCAGCAGGTGTATCTACTATATTAGATATAAGTACGGCATAATCTGGGGAAGTAGAGAATATGTCTGTAACATAAGGATACCAACCTGGACTCTGATAGGTTCTATAGGGCACTGTGGAGCTAGTAAATATTTTATCGTATGTTTCTGGATATCCATTCTGTCCGTCATGAGCGTAGTATATGTTTCCAGTAAACGAATAGGTCAGTGACTGGTCTAATGCATCTTGATAATTTGTATAAGGGGTTAGTATAGTCCCAGTATCACTTGTAGGATATAGCAAGGCTCCGTAATCCCCAAGGTACTGTTGTCCAGAAGGAGTTGAAATATCAACTAAAACATTTGTTGTTACATTTGTGTTACTCCAAAGACCTAGTATCTCAGACGTTGTTCCGTCAATCTTAATCCAAACAAAGTCATCTTGTGTTGGGTCTATATTTTCATTATAAGCAACACTACCATCATACTTCATGGCTATATAAACGTAGTCGTGACTTTTTGGGAAATCAGACCAAACAGTAGTGAATAGTCCTACGGTTGATCCGTTTTGACCGTAAATAAAATCACCAAC